CCGCTGATCCAGTTGCTGGCTTCTTCTGAGGAGCAGGCCGGCAACGTGTACGGGCCGTTGTCCACAATCATCATGGATGGTCCGCTGACCGAGCTCATGGCGACTCGCGAGGGGTTCATCCGGGTTCTGGATGGCGACGGCGGGCCTAAGTCGAATCGCATTGACGTTGTGTCGTCGTCGGCCAAGTCTCGTCTGGGTCAGCCGATCACGTTCGCGATCCAGGATGAGGTCGGCCTCTACACGAAGCAGAATAAGCTTATTGAGGTGGCGCAGACTCAGCGCCGCGGTCTGGCTGGCATGAATGGTCGGTCTGTGGCGACGACGAACGCTTGGGATCCTGCGATGAACTCGTATGCTCAGCAGTCGTTCGAGTCGACCTCGTCGGACATCTTCAAGTTCTTCCGTGAACCGCCGGTGAATCTCTCCTACAAGAACAAGCGCGAGCGCCGGAAGATCCACGCGCACGTTTACGCGGGTTCGCCGTGGGTCGATCTGGACTCTATCGAGGCTGAGGCTGCGGAGCTCATGCAGGTTGATCCGGAGCAAGCCGAACGATTCTTCGGCAATCGTGTCGTGTATGGATCCGGCGCATGGCTGGACGAAGAGCACGAGGCGGCGATGAAGCCTGAGAAGCCGCTACCGCCGGCCAAGACTGCAGTCGCCGGCGGATTCGATGGTTCAGAGAACGACGACTGGACCGCAATCAAACTCGAGACCGCCGAGGGACTGCTGTTCACTCCGACCTACGGGCCGGATAGGCGGCCGACGTACTGGGATCCTTCCGAATGGGGCGGCAAGATCCCCCGCGGTGAGGTTGATGCCGCGTGGGACGAGATCAACCGGCGTTACCGGTTGGTGCGTGTCTACTGCGACCCCGGTTTCCATGACGAGCGTTCGTGGGAGTCCGAGATCGAGGACTGGGACAAGGAGTACGGACCTGATGTCTTCATTCCGTGGCCGACGAACCAGATCAAGCGAATGCACCCGGCGCTGACCCGCTTCGAGTCGGACTTGAAGCGCTTCCAGATCGTCTTTGACGGGTGTCAGGCGACTCGTATCCATCTCAAGAACGCGAAGAAGCTGGCGAAGCCGGGGGACCGGTACATCGTTGGCAAGCCTTCGCAGACCCAGAAGATCGACATCGGCGTCACCGCAGTCATTGCACATGAGGCGGCGGCGGATGCCCGCGCTGCAGGTGAGTTCGATGCACCTGAACCGAATCCGAAGATCTCAACCGCCATGTATGGCTTCAACTAGGAATGAGGTGGTTGCGTGAACCGCGATCTGGCACGCCGCTACCTGAATATTGGTCTGGACCGTCTGAGTAAGCAGAAGCGCGCTTGGGAGCGCCGGCAGGATTATTTCGAGGGGCGACAGGATCTCCCGTACGCCCCGGAGGGCGTGAACGCCGAGTACGAGGCGCTGCGTGTGATGTCTGTGGCGAATTGGATTGAGCTTGCCATGAAGGCGCCGATTCAGCGGCTTCACGCTGAGGGTTTCCGCACTGGACGCGATGGTAAGGCGGACCTGACCGCGTGGAATGAGATCTGGCAGCCGAACATGTTGGATTCGCGCCAGGTGATCGTCTATCAGCAGATGTTCATTCATGGTCGCGGCGTCATGTCGGTGTCTCCGAACTCGAAGGATCGGAAGTCTCCAAAGATTCGGCCTGAGAATGCGAAGCGTGTGTGGATTGAGGCGAACCCTGAGGATCCGTTTGAGCCTCTTTTCGCGGTCAAGACACTCGAGGTGGAGCACCCGCTCTCGTCGGGGATGAGTCTTCCGGGGGTCCAGCAGAGTCGGACTGAGGAAGTTGCCTACGTCTATGACGACATGTCCTGGACGCGGTTTGCTCGCTTCGGTGGCGGACTTTGGGCGTACAGCAATGAGGGTGACCACAACCTGGGGATGCTCCCGTTCGTGAACTTCGACTTCAATGTCGATGCGGACGGCAACCCGCGCCCCGCTATCGACAAGCTGATGCCCCAGCAGGACGCGATCAACACGATTCGTTTTAACACCCTGCTGGCGATGCAGTTCAGCGCGTTCCGGCAGCGCGTGTTCACCGGCTATGACCCGGTGGTGCGCGACGGCGACAACAACCCTGTGGTGAAGAAGGGAACTGACGGCAAGCCCGAGCTGGACGCCAATGGGCTGCAGCAGCCGGTGACCCGATCGCCGGGGCGGGTCGGCGTGGACCGGGCGCTGGTGTTCCCTGGTGTCGACACGAAGGTCTATGACCTGCCTGAGTCGAACCTGGAGAACTACATCTCGGTGCTGGGCCAGTTCCTCACGGACTTCTTTGCGATCGGCCAGATCCCACCCCAGTACGCGCTCACGAAGATGGCGAACCTGACCGGCGACGGCATGGCGGGCGCTGAGTCCACCTTCCAGTCGCTGGTCGAGGATATTCAGACGGCCGCCGGCGAGGGGCTGGAGCGCGTTATGCGCCTGGCGAACCGCGCCCGCGGTGAGGAGTTCCAGGATCTCTCGTCTGAGGTCATCTGGGCTGACACTGAGATCCGTTCCTTCGCGCAGATCGTGGATGCGATCGGCAAGCTGGTCGCCTCCGGGATGGCCCGCAAGGATGCCTGGTCGATGCTCCCTGGAGCGACGCCGCCGAAGGTCAACCAGTGGGTATCGGGATCCGATGCTGAACGTGACGCCATGGACTTCGATATGGCCGCGTTGGAGGCGAAAGTAGGCGGAGCGAATGCCGAGCTACCCACCTGAGGCGGTGCAGTACGACACGCGGCTGCGTCAGCTCGAAGTGGTGGCGCTGGGAGCGTCCCGCAGAGCGTGGGACCGCAGGGTCCGCGCTGAGGATCTGCAAGGCTCCTGGCGGGAGGCCTCACAGGAGCTGACCACGGTGATGACCGAGGTGCAGCGTGAGGCGGCGACCGCCGGCTCTGTGTATGTGGCTGGCTCGTTGGCGTCGCAGGGACTCTACGAGGCGCCGTCGGGTTTTGTGAATCCGAACGCCTTCGCCGGTGTCGCGGCTGATGGCCGCTCACTGGAGGAGCTCCTTTACTCTCCGATGCCGAAGGCGCTGTCCTATATCGGTGCCGGGTACCCCACGCTGCAGGCGCTCAAGATGGGGCGCAGCAGCTTGGACCGGATCGCCCGCACCACGGTGGCGGATGCCGGCAGGGGAGCGGCGAGCGTGGATATCACGTCTCGCGCCGGTGTCGGATATGTCCGGATGCTCACCCCGCCGTCGTGCTCACGGTGCGCGATCCTGGCTGGCCGGTTCTACCGGTGGAACGCCGGCTTTCAGCGTCACCCCCGGTGCGACTGCCGGCACATCCCGTCGTCGGAGAACAAGGCCGGCGACCTGGCTACGGATCCTTACGAGTACTTCCGGTCGCTCTCCGGTCAGGATCAGGTGAAGCTCTTTGGTCGCGGCGAGACCCAGGCGATCAACGATGGCGCCGACATCTTCCAGACGGTCAACGCTCGTCGCGGGATGACTCCCGGCGGTCGGATGACCACTGAGGGCACTACGCGCCGCGGCAACTTCGGCGCATCTGCCACCGCTCAGCAGACACGCGGGCGGCGACTTACCCCTGATGCCATCTACGACCTGAACAAGAACAACCGGACCGCCGCGCTCCGAGATCTCGAGCGGTACGGGTACATCCTGCCGGGCGGACAGAACCCGCTCGGCTCGATCACCGGACAGCGGCAGGGCTACGGCCAGCTCGGTGCCGGCGGGTCATACCCGGCGGCACGCAAGCGGGTCGAGGACGCGATCAAGTACGGACGCGACTCGAACGTGCGAGCGACCATGACGGCGGCAGAGCGGCGACTCTTCGACGCGAAGGCCCGCTGGGAGCTCGTGCAACAGGGCGTGAACCCGTACACAGCGCCGTCGATGAGCCCACGCGCCGCGGCGCTGGGCAAACCGCTCACGCCGCGGATCGCCGCGCAGGTCGAGACCGACTACCGGCGGTGGCTATCCACCAACGGTGAGATCTTCGGCCCCTAATAGACCAACCCGACAGCGCGAGGTTGCCGGGTCTTACCTCTGCGATGGAGGCAGCAATGAGCACGAACCAGAACACATGCCACGGTATCGATCTGACCGCCACGGGCGGCATCGATGCGCTCCTGGACTTCCACCGGCGGACCTTCGGTGACGCCGTGATGGAGGCCGGAGCGGGCGGCGAACCTGGCGGGGACAACGGTGGCGGAGATCCCGCTCCGGGCAGCGACCCTGCTGGTGATCCGAAGGCTGGCGATGACCCCGAGAAGCTGGGAGAGGGTGGGCTCAAAGCACTGCAGGCCGAGCGCGAAGCTCGCAGGCAGGCGTCAGACGCACTCACCGAAGCGCAGAACCGGATCAAGGAGCTCGAGGATTCCACCAAGTCTGACGAGGACAAGCGTAGCGAGCGATTCGAGGCGCTGGAGAAGTCAGACCGGGAGAAGGACGGCCAGATCGCGGATCGCGACGGCCTGATCGAGCGATACCGGATCGCCGCAAAGAAGGGCCTCGACCTGGAGGCTGCGGAGCGACTTCGCGGCAAGACCACCGATGAGCTCGACAAGGACGCTGACACCTGGATCGCTAAATGGGGGTCTTCTAAGACCCCCGGCGAGGTCCCGGGCGCCGGCCAGCGTGGATCCGATGTCGACACCTCAACCCCTGGCATGGGCCGACTCCGGAA